TTTGCTCACGTGGCTCAACAGCGTGTCCGCCTTCCATTGCCGCCCATTCAGTTCTAGTATATTTTTGTTCCATGTTAATATTTATCCATTACTTTGGCTTGTTTAGATTGGCGGCACTAAACCCACTACGGTTTACAAGTTTAGCATCACCTTTGCCAATAACATAACCTTCGCCACCACGTTCACCATTTGTATATGCTTCTACATCAGCGTCTTGATTGTCTAATTGTTTAATTACATCATTTTTTGCTTGCATAATATTGGTAACTATTTCCCACATTCCCTGAAATGCAACTGCTTCACTACCAATATGCTGTTTAATACGCTCTTGTTTTACCCCACTAACTTTACTTCCTGATAACCAGTCTACAAACTCATTTGCTAGATTGTCTAAACTGCGGGTTCTTGTCTTAAAGTTAATGTAAGCATAAAAAATATCACTTAGATCTTTTAATTTAAGAGCTTCTAGTGTACTTGGATTTAAAATTTTATCTATGTTACTGCCATGTTTTGCAAGTGCTGATTCTGCTTTAGTAAAAATGTTTTTATTAATTTGTGGAGGTTGTTGTACTGTTACTGGTGGCATAACAAGCAACGCACCTTCATTTAGCATTTTGGCGTCTGCCATTTCTCTACTACCATCTAAGCCCAGCATGTAGTGTACAACTACACCTGCTTTACTACGAGCTATACGCTTGCCTATTTCGCTATCTGTTTTAACACGATATGTAACCATTTGTGGCTGGAATACAAAATCACCCTCGTCTACTTTTGGTGTTGTATAATACAATAAGTCGCCCCACATAAAGCCACGGAAATTATCAGGTACTGCACTTTCAAATACCTTAAACACATTGCCCATGTTTTGTATAAATGCTTGACGTTTTTCGTCAGGATTTCCGTCTCCACGGTTAGACAACATATTCATTAAACCCTGCGGACTTTTGGTCATACCGTCATATTTTTTAGCACTAAATCCTGCTTTATCTGTTAGTACAAATTCTCCACGTGCATCTCTACCAAAAATAACTGCTGGAGATCCGTCCCATTTTACTGTAATACTCTTGGGATTGCTTTCCATTTGTTCTAGTGTATCTAGTGCTTTACGTGCGCCTTTGCTTCCACCAAACAACACCATATCCTCCAAGTGTTGAATACGTGCTTCGGCTCTTTCATATAAAGGCTTTTTTGTTTCTGTAATTAGCTCACGAAATTTCATCTGGTATGCCTATGTCTTGAACTGCTTTGTTGTTTTTAAAATCATCTGCAATTTTAGCAACCATATCTTTGTCATACTTTTTGCTAATTGCATTCCATAACGTTTCAAAACTATACAAATCGTCAGCATTGTCAAGTCCTAATTTTTTAGCAATAGTATTTGCATCTTTATATGGACCGTCTATAATTTGATTTGAGTTTTGCTTTGTATAACCCTGACCGTTCTTTTTTGGCACTGGTGTTCGCTTAACACGAATTAATCCGTCTGTTGGACTCCACATCCAGCGTTCCATTTCCAGCGGACGACCATCTTCTGTTTTATCGTCACTTGCTACCACGTTTAATCTGCCCGCAATACTGGCAATCATGATGTTACGGAAAACACCTTTGTACTTGCTGTCTTTTTCATGTGGTGCATGGTAATATGTTTTCATCCAACCTGGGTCGCCTGGCATAAAGTCAATTTGCACTTTACCTGTGCGCTCTACACCATCACGTTTTTTATTAGCATCGTATCCAACAATGTCAACACTTGTCATAAACACACTGCTTTTTTTCATATCCTGAATACTTGGTGCTTTTGAAAGTTTTTGTGCAAATCCCTCAAGTTCTTCAGGCTTTAGATTAATTGCAATATCAATATCGCCACTAAACTCTTTTTTACCTACACTACCCAGTGTAAAGTTACGCAAGTCTAAGCCTAGCTCTTTTTCTAATTTTTTAAGTGTAGGTTCAATTTCGCTGATGTGGATTGCACCAACGCCAGGCATTGATCCGCCTTCTGTGAAAAAATCTCTACCTCTATGTCGTGGTTTTCTAGGGCCACGTAAACCACGTCTACTTAGTGGTTTTCCCCCTAGAATGTCTTTGACTTTCATTAGCTTTCCTAATTCCTCTTGTAAACTTATTAGCGTCCTGGGTTCTGATACTGTTGACTAGACGTTTGATAAGATCGTTACTTGTTTCATCATCATATGTTTCATTAATAAGACGGATCAAATTACTTGCACTTGCAATTACATTGCTAGCAGTATTTTCAACCAAGTACTTGCGATCATGCTGATCACTAATACTGTTAATCTCATCAAGGATAGATCTAGTACGTTTTTTCATAATCTTGCCCTTTTGTTAATGGTATTTAGCTTAAAATGATAATTAGTAATGAAGGAGATAAAAATGTCGGAAAGCGCAGAAAGTATTCGTCTAATCATTGATAGACTCCGTGACATACAAGAAAACGATAGCATGGACAACGCACAGTTGAGCAAACTTGTAGTATTGGCCCGTGACGGATTAGTACCAGAAGATGACGTTCGATTAGTGAGGCAGGCAATGGTGACTATAGGCGCAGGAAGAGTTCCTACTCCAGCACAAAGAGATGTGTTGCTGAATATGCTGGGTACCCTCACTGACTTAATTACCAGTGACATGAGCATTTATCAGCGATTTAAAAGTAAAGTTAACGATATAGAAACAGGAGACCAAGAACAAGAACCTTCTAATGAAAAATAACTAATCAGCCCGCTTTAAAATACTACGGAGTTTATCTGTATTATGCACAGCGGATTCTACAATGTTGTTTGTTTGACTTATACCAACAGCTTGTTTAGTTTCACTCTGCCGCTTTAACTTATCATAAATTGCACTAGTAGCTGCACCGCTATCTTCTAATTCATCTTCATCTAAATCAGTAATACGTAAACTTTCAATATTAAAGTTCAAGTCCAGCTTTTGTCCAACACCACTACTGCTACGTGTTTTCATAAATTGTATTTGTGCTCTACCACGCTCACGCATTGCACGACTTGTAAAAATACCCACAACATTATCAGCAGTATTAATCTTACTAATACCACCACTAATGTGACTGTGATCAAATTCTACTTCATCAACACTAGCACGGTTCAACTGCGATGCTGTTACAAACAATATGTTTTGTTCAATTGCAAAGTTACGTAATTCTTCACTTACATATTTGTCTTTAATAAACAAGTCACTTGCACTAATCTTTTTACCTGCAGGACTCATCAAGTCCAGATAATCCACACACATTGCATCAACTGTTACATTGTGTTGTATCTGATATTCCTTCAAGTATGCCTTTAAATCATTTACGTTACATCCATTTGGCAATTGTATAACCTGTAGTTTGCCTGCTTTTTTACTTTGCATACGTAATTTTAAATCTACGTCATCCATGTTTTTAAACAAGTCACGTGTACTATAACCAGTAAGCATACTATCCATACGCATACTACAAAGTTCTTCACTAAGTTCCAAACTCACATACACTACGTTAAATCCTGCAAGGACCCAGTTTAATGCAATGTTTTGCATAAACAAACTTTTACCACTTCCGCTACCACCAGCAAAAATGTTTAGCTCGCCACGATTAAACCCGCCATACAAAAACTTATCAAATGTTTTCCAGCCAGTGCTAGTGCCGCCTTTTTGCTCTTTGATAATCTGTAATCTTGCCGCAGGATCTAGCCAATAGTCTGTTCCTAGTTCTTTTGCAAGTCCAATTTGCACTGCATCTTTAACAAGTTTTTCTACACTGCCATACTCGCCTTTTTCCAGTTTGTCAGTGCTAGCCAAAATTGCTTTTTCCAATCCTTTGTGTCTACAAAACTTCTCAAACTCATCTAAGAACCAGTCCTGATGTGCCGCTGTAGTATCACGCAAGTCTTGTAGCTCTACATTGCCTTTGACTTTCATCTGTTCAAGTGTAGGCATCTCTCCATATTTTTCTGCATGCTCTTGCATAAATCTTACCGCAGTACGTAAACTACGATCAAAATAATCTGCTTGCAAGATAGCATTACAACGAACAAACAACTCTCTGTCCGCTTGCAAAAACTCTAAATAAAGTTTTTGTAATTCTAAATTATAATCCTCAGCCAACTTTTATTTCGCCTTTTAACTTTGCTTCTACATACTCACTGATGCTGTATGTTTGTGAATGTAGTACTTTGTGTTTACTGTTTATTGTTACAAATCTTTCATATACTATATACGATTTTAGCCAAATAAGCGAGCCAAAATCTGATTTAATTGGATACCATGCAAATGCTTCACGTGAACGAAATTCTACATCCATGTACGCTGATATAGGTTTCACGTCTGCGTCATACCATATGGGTTCGTAAATTCTATTACTTCCTGGAACATAATTTGATCTGCCTCCTTGTATCATTTGCAATAACTCTTTGCCATTACCTCTGCCTTTGTACTGTTGTCTACACTAAAGTCTAAAATACTCTTTACTGTAAAAAGTTTTCCATACTTTTGTACAGCATCATTTGCATCTTTAACGTCTGGATCCCAAGGCGGAAAGCTCACTTGCCAACCACGCTGTATTGCCTGTTTAACTAATCCTCTGCCTGCTTGATCTGCATCTGGCAACAGGATAATTTGATTGCCTGTTTGTTCAATAATTTTACTTTGTGTTAGACTCATTTTGTTGCCGCCAATTGCAACACCATCAATACAAACTGCGTCTATTTGTCCTTCTGTAACAATAGTTATCTTTTT